TGTTGACAGACAGGGTTACTTTGTGAATCGCATTTAAACATAGAGGAAGATCCCGACTTGACTAGATTCTCTGTGTTTATAGGATAAAAAGTTACCTCTCCATCATAATCTAATACAGCATGTTTATGAAAAAACACATTAGTTAAATTCGCTATATTATTTTCTATGGCTGTAAAGGCTTGGGGGTTGCATTCAAATAAGTGAAGTTCCTTTGGAGAGAAAACATCTTTAATCCCTTTTGCAAACAAACCGTCTCTAGTTCCTAACTCAAAAATGGTAGATATATCTTTTTTAATATGTTTCGTAAACTGTTCTTTAGTATAAGTATTTTTCACTATTATTTCTCAGCTAAAACCCATTGACGAGGACATTTGGGATCAAGTTTACCCGTGAACCTGTCTGGTGAATCCATAAAACTTATAGATGTAAATCCCATATCTCTCAGCACTCTTATTATAGTCTCTAGAGAAATAGGTGGCTTGGTGGGGTCAGCTAGTTCGTAGGGAATATACTCTAACATGATCCACTTAGTAGCTAAGGAAGCCCACTCCGTAATTATTTGTTCCAAACTTTTATTTTTACCGTGAACATGATGGATAACAGAGGGAACTATAACGGCTTCGCTTTTAAATCTTTCTAGACAAGTACCATAATGACCGTTATCCCCCCAACCTTTACTGTCCCATTCGTTCCTATTTAAAAGGTCAATAGTTGCAAAATTACAATTCAAATTAAATTCAGCGGCTTTGCTATTAGCGTCCGCTATCACCGCATGATTACAATCAATCCCTACAGTAGTAGCCCCTTGCATAGCGGCAAAAAAAGAATACAGTCCTCTACAACAACCTAGATCTACTAAAGTGTCAGGAGCTTTCTCCTCAATTACTTTACATAAAGCTACACGATTAGCAGGTTGTTTAGCAAATTCCCCAAGTGCAGTAATATCTGTAGGAATACTATTTTGTAAAGGATAAGCTTCCCACTCCGAATTATTATTAATAGGTTCAATCTTATTAATACACTCTTTTACCTTTTGAAAATAATCTAAACGATTCTTATAACCAAACTGGTGTATCTCCTGTAACTCACTACAGATATTTGAATAGTTAACAATCCATGTTTTGGGGTGGACTGGGCAATGCTGATTTTCCCCTAAAGGACCCTTACTTTCTATCCAAATTGTATCTAAAATAGTTTGGGGCATAATATATTCCCCTTCAAAGAAATCACCAATATCTATCAAGATGGGTTTACCATACTGTAACACTACATTCCACAGGTGGGATTCCATCCACATATTGTGTTTAGCTAAGTATAGTGAAATATCACACAACAACAAAAGAGAAGCCTTTCTATCAGAAGAAGACATCTCAGGCCAGTATATCACATGATCAAAATATTCCACCTCTACAGTTTTAAACTGTTCATCAGTCGGAAATAATTCTCCAGAGGCAGTAGTGGTAGTAACCTTGGGCCAGAAAGTCCCTACCTTATTTTGGTACACTTCTGAAAAAAGGAAATCATGTCTATCCGTAGGTATACTTCGGTAGGCTTTATGATTAACCTCATCTAATATCACATACCCCCTATCTCGTACTTTACAGGAATCAGGAATTCTCATTTTAAAATCCATCCTCTAATTAGAGTTCTATCTGGGTTTGTTGGGCTTTGTCTAACATCATAAAAAATATTTTCGTCTTTACCTGCAAGAGCCGAGTCCACAAAGTTTACTAACACACTGTCTATACAATGAATCTCTTTAGCCTTCTCTAAAACTTCATACCAATCAAAAACATTATAATCCTTTACTTTGCCAAATTTAATGTGAGCAACTCCTTCTGGTAACGAGAGGTTATACTCACCCCTTGAACCTTCAGCGTGATAAACGATATACTCGTCAGGGAGATTAAGCTCTTTTACTAATGCATTTTCTTTCTCCTCATTTCTATCCCATACCAGATTCCACTTCTCTTCTAAAGGAACTCTAGCTAAATGATACTTGGCTTCTACAAAAGACTCCCATCTTGGCTTTGTTATTTGCCACCAAGCTTCAGGGGCTCCATTAAATCCAAAACTCATATCAATAACATCATAATAAGTTTTAGCTATCTGGGTGACAGGGGTACAGTATGAGATATTCCTGAATAAAGCATGATACTCTTCGGGACACAGCCACTCAACTTTATAGCCCTTATCGTAATAATACTTAGCTATAGGAAGACAGATGATAATATCTCCATATTTTCCGGGCTGAATTATCAATAAAGTTTTATCCATACATCTGCCTTATTAGGGTATCCTGTCGTACTATCTCCTCATTTTTTTCAGGATCAGTACTCATTCCCGAAGGGTTACGATAGTAACTTCCCACCATTTCATCAACCTTCACAAAGTTATATCCCTTCGTGTTCATTCTACACCACATTTCATAGTCCCCTGAAATAGTAAACTCTGGGTTAAATAGTCCTGAGTCTAGTACACTCTTCTTTTTTAATAGAGGGAAGGGACCACAACAACAACCTTTTCTTATAAGGTTCTTAATATCTCCAGCCCAAGCCCAATTATAATATGCTATAATGGTATCGTGTTTTTCGGAATCTGTGATCCAACAGTTAGTATAGATAACATCAGCCTCAGGATACATCTTAGTATAAACAGATAAGGTTAGAAGTGCAGAGGGAAAGAGCTTATCATCAGTATTATAATTCATTACATAATCATAGGAACTATTCATTATCCCTATGTTCCATGCGTCAAAAATACCAACCCTTGTTTTAGATTCTATTACCTTCTTATTAATACCTTCTCTAAAATTAAAGTTCTTTATAGTTTCTAATGACCCGTCTGTAGATTTTGCATCCACAAAAACTATCTCAAAGTAATCAAGAAACTGAGAATTAACATAGTTCAAATAATTGTCAATCCATTTTGCCGAATTATAAGTAGAACAAATTAAACTGATCATATTAATAACGCTCCGTTACGCCTTAAAATCTCTTCTTTAAGTCGTGCTTTTTCTATCAAAGTTTTCTTAAGATTAAAGTGATCTGAGCGGCTGTCTTCTCTAATATTATAGAACAGTATAGCGGTACTCGCATAAGCTCCCTTATATCCTGCAAGGGCTAGACGCACCCACAGATCAAAGTCTTCTAAGAAGTTCATGTCTGCCGTAAAGCCCCCAACACTATCGAATGCCTCTCTAGTAATAAGGGATGAACAGGGAATAAAGAACTCTTTCATCACCCTCTCTTTAGACCATTCAGGTTTTGTTAACAACATATCGGATTTGCCAAACATTTGAACTGTGGGGTACACAGGACAAGCCCCTTTACTCTCGTAATGCCGTCTTAAAAGATCCCTAATAGCATTAATTGAGAAGTAATCATCAGAATCTAAAGGAAGAATGAAGTCACTATCAGTAGTTTTTATAGCTTCATTCCTAGCAACGGAGGGACCTACATTTTTATTTCCATAATGGAAGGTAGCTTTAGGATACTCTTCTTCATACCTCTTGAGATCTGCAAGATCTGAAGACCCATCATCCCACACTACATGATCTATTTCCACCTTATCAGCAATAGCCCACAAGCGTTGATTTTTTATACAGTCCAACGCTGGCCGAAGCATGTGGGCATCATTATAAGTAGTTGTAATTACACTAATCTTCAAAGGACCACTCCGCATTATAGGTTATTTGAGTTTCTGGTTTTCTTCCATGAACAAGACCCATAGATTGTTCATATAACTCTAATCTATGTTTACATACTTTATTCAAATCAAAATATTCTTCTGTAACCTTATGAAGATTTTCCCCCATTTGCTTAACATGCTTAGGATTTTTAATACACTTAGTCAGGACCTTAACCCAATCACTTTTAGGTGCATTAGCGGGAAGAAGATAACCTGTCTTTCCATTAATAATGGTTTCATCGTAGCACCCCACATCAGAGGCTATGAGAGGAATTTTATATCTCCCACACTCCGCTACTTTAATCTCTGATTTAGAATCATTGAAAGCATTCATTTGAAGAGGAGCAATAGCTATATCCATATTAGCATAAATCCCTCCATAATTATCAGGAGGAAGTGCATGATAAATTTGCCAATTAGCTGACCCCTTGAAACCCCTTAACAAAATCTTCTTATAATTCCTCCATACATCATACTGCCACTCGTCTTTATTGGTTCCATCGTCCTTCTTCTGGGGGACAGGAGATCCATAAAACCCCCAATGAATATTCTCTCTTCCTGCCTTCTGATTAACTAGATGAGGAACACCTGCAAACTCTTTCACATCCTCTTCGTGATGAATTCCTCCTGCCCATCCAATCCTAATTAATTTCTTTTTAGGCTTCTTTATTGGAGGTACATTCCAACACGGTAATTCGTAATCAATAGCGTTTTTAACAATTGCTAAAACACCACCACAAAAAGGTTTAATTCTTTCTGCAAATTTCCTCTGTGTTACCGTCACTAAGTCAGCATGATTATAAATAAATTTAGTAATCTCTTCTAAGTTCCGCTCCTTGTATATCCCATATAATCTGTGACCCTCGTATAATTCTGTAAGGAGATCGTCTGTATCAAAGTGAACAAACTTTCCAAACTCCTTAGCCTTCCCCACAAGTCTCGCAGTATAAGGTCCACCAAAATTAGATATATTATTAGTCCAGACAATATCTGCCCATTTCATATCCTCATAATTCCAATCTTTTAACCAAATACCACTAACTGTTTCCTCTCCATTCTTAGTGTTCTCCTCCGTTGCCATTCCTAGAGGATTTAAATTATATCTGAACTCAACTTGATCACCGTATAGTTCATCTAACTTACGCATAGGGCCAATTAGTCGGTAGTAAGAGCAGCCCCCCTCATTCGCTGGGGCACACAAGATCTTTAGTTTTTTCTTTTCCATAATATGCCCTAAAAGAATAGGGGGACGAGCATTAATGCTCGTCCCCCTATTATAGTCAGCTAGTCCTTAAACTAAGCTTCCTCTTCCAATTCCGTTTCGAAGACTTCTTCGGTGGCTTCAGAAGAGTGGGTCATACCTAGGGCAGCAGCTACGCTCCCAAGGGATGCTCCAAGATCAACATTCTTGTCACTAGGCCAGAGGGCCTTAAATGCTCCTACATAGTGCTTACGCTTCCTACGGAAGAACAGAACAAGTAGTGCTTCCCACCCAGCAAGGGCTGGAAAGAAAGTTTTGCCTATATGCATGGCTGCATCAAACGCTGTACCAACAGCAGTATCCCCAAGCTCACCCATAAGAGGAATATGTGCTGCATCTGCACTAACAAGATCATCCCTGTTAATTACAACCACTTCCATACCTTCTGGAATAAGATTACGGACTGCCTCTGGCAATGAAGCGACAGGCACCGTAGCAGCGGTAGCCCCTTCAACAACATTTTCAGACGAAGTTACAACCATTACATCCTCACCAAACCACTCACTAAGAGCAGCACACCCTGTAAACAAGGTTAAAGCAAGGAGAATAGGCGCGAAGATAAAAAGTTTTTTCATATTAATTACTCTGCATCTTTTGGAGGTATTCATCATCCTTTACATCCTCTGAGGGTGTAGGGTTCTGCATACTTCCTTCGTGAGAAGGAAGAAGGCCAAGAGCGGCATTCTTCACATCTTCATATTCCTCCTTTTTAACCAGAGCATGAATATCGTGGAGGGAATCCATCCATGTTGCAATTTCAGCCTTGCTGCCAGCCTCGGAAGACTTGGGGCGAGGTTGGGATTGATCATACTTCGGCCATTGACCTTCCATGATCTTAACGATCTTGAAGTCGTGTCCCGTAGCGAGATCGGTAATGTCACCGAAGTCTTCATCAAGCATCGCAGCGATAACCTTCTTAAAAAGGATCACTCCGATAGAAAGGATCTTAACCTCTCCATCCTCACGGTTTACCACATTCAAGTAGTAGCGAGAGCGGGGCTTGATCTGACGGGCCAGATCTTCATCTTTGTTAGGCTCTTTCCAAAGCCCGTAATAGGCATCACAGAGAGGACATGGTTCCCCATGAATTTTACGACAGTGAACATTCTTCGTGTTGCCGTTACCATCAGGAACCCTATGAATCTTCGTCTCTGCGTAGAAGAGGGTATCATCATCCTTGCCCGGAAGGATACGAATTGCATTCGTGCCTTCTTGAAGCTGGATGAATTTAGAAAGGAAATCCGCGTTAGCGTTTCCACCGGGGGTGCTGAGTTCAGCGTGTTTTGCGCGAAGCGCATCTAAGTCGATAGCCATGTTAAAACCTCCTATGGTTAGTTGGGCCAGTTATTGTATTATAGTCGATGTTTGAGAATTTTTTATATTATCTATATAAATTTGTTTCGGCGCGACGATTGGATGATAGCTGTACAAGCATATCCTTCTTATGCTCCAATGAAGACACCAAGCCTTTTAAAAGAGTATACTTGAAAGAAGCTTCATTTATTCTTTCTGTATATACTGCAAACTCGGTAGTAGATTCAACAAAATCATCTAAATCCTTTGCAGTTTGTTTTGCCATAGTAGACGATTTCTTCTCTTTTCGTGTTTGGGCAGTAAATTTGGTCAATTCAAGATTTGCCTGATCTAACTTATTTTTAGATACAGACAGTAATCCTTGATAATACGAATAGACCGAAGCTTGCCTAGTCAACTCATCATCAATTGCATGCTTGTCAAACTGTGTAACGCTATCTGCGATATCCACATAATTTTCCCAAGTCAAGTCTTCTAACGCTTCTAGTAAATCTGTTGCTCTATTCATAATATTCCTCAAAAAGTGTATTCCATAATTCCGGGTTTAGGTTCTTAAACATCAGGAAGCATCTACAGGCAACTTCCGTGATGAACTCATTAGACGAGGTTAGCGTATCCTCATCTTTTTCGTGATCTCCCCCTAATCCAAAAGTTTCCATAAGAGCGTGACACACCTCATGTATAATAGTCGGATGTGCCACATTATCCGACATTCCTGTTTCTAAAGTAATTGTCAATTCATTGAAGTCCGTGATACCGTAGCACTTAGTACCCACCTCGTCTTTTAAATCTTTCTTGAATTTAAACTCAAAGGTGCCCCAGCCCACATTGAAATGAGTGGGTAATCGGTCTAACAGCCTTTTATTCTTCTTCGTTGTCATACTCACCCTCTGCCATTCTAAGAATATTGTAA